AAAGAGGGTTTATATGACCCTAATATATTCAAAGCATTTTTTCTTGCAGGTGGTCCAGGTTCTGGTAAAACATTTGTAACCAGAAGTGCTTTTGGTGGTACAGGTTTAAGAATGATTAACTCTGATAATGCTTTTGAAAATGCATTAAAGAAAAATAATCTATCTCTTAAAATGCCAGATAGTGAGGCAGAGGCAAGAGATATGTTAAGAGCGAGAGCAAAGGCAACAACAGGTAATATTATGGACTTATCAATCAAAGGTAGATTAGGTATGATAGTTGATGGTACAGGTAGGGATTATGATAAAATTAAAAGTCAAGTTGCTCAGTTAAGACAATTAGGTTATGATTGTTATATGATATTTGTTAACACTAGTTTAGATGTTGCGTTAGAAAGAAACTCTAAAAGAGAACGAAGCGTACCAGAATATATTACAAGAAAATCCTGGGAAGCTGTGCAATCTAATATTGGTAGATTTCAAAATTTATTTGGTATGGGTAATATGGTGATTGTTGATAATAGTAAAGACGATAGAGAACTTACAACTATTGTTATGAATAAAGTAGGCAAAGCTGTTAGAAGTTTATTGTCAAATAAAATTATGTCATACACAGCAAAAAGATGGATGGCAACAGAAAGAAAATTAAGAAGAAGATGAAAACGTTTAAAGAATCTATAATTGATATACCGAGAAGGACTTATGCGAAACCAGTTTTTGATGACGCAGATACTCCTAATCCTAAAATCAAAGATAGTGTAAAGAAACAGATTGCAGACCAATTAAAAGAATTTGAGTCCGAGTATCCTGTTTTAAAAACTTCACTAATAGGTTCTATACTTACAAAAAGATATAGAAATGACGCAGACTTGGACATCAATGTATTGTTTGATGTGCCTGCCGAGAAACAAGAAGACGAAAGATTAAGACTATCTAAAAAGTATTTGTCAGTTTCTAATCCTAATAATATTCAAGGTAAACTAATACCTGGTTCTAAACACCCTATTAACTATTATTTTATTACAGATAAAGATACGTATGATGACCAAAATAAAAAGGCAGACGCCGTATTTGATATAGAAACAAATGAGTTTATAAAAAAACCTGAAGACTTTTCTTTTGATATTGGTATGTATATTAAAGATTTTCAAAAAAAAGTTGATGAGTTAGATGTAATTAAAGGTGAATTAAAAAGAGACATTATAGATTATAGAGAATTAGAAGAATTAGAACCTAACGATATTTTAGATTTACAAGATAAAGTAAAAGATAAATTAGAAGAGATAGAGGATAGCGTAGAACAAATTGTAAAAGTTGGTGATGGTGTTGACGCAGATAGAAGAGCTGCCTTTGATAAAGATATGTCGCCAGATGAAATACAAAAGTTTGGTATTAAGAATAGATTACCTAAAAATGTTATCTATAAAATGTTAGAAAAATACCACTATATTAAGTTTTATAAAAAATGTAAACAAATTTTAGATGACGGTAAAGTTTCTGATAAAGAGATTGATGACCTAGAAATGCACGAAGCAAAAGGTAAATCACTTGCGTTTAGTTTTGGTAGATTTAATCCACCTACAACTGGCCACGAAAAATTAATTAATAAGGTGGCAAGTATAAATGCAGATGATTATAGAATTTATTTAAGTAGAAGTCAGGACCCTAAAAAGAATCCATTATCGCCTAGAGATAAATTAGCGATTATGAAAAGAATGTTTCCTAGACACGCAAGAAAAATAGAAATTAATACTACAAATATGATATTAGATATTTGCACTATGCTTTACAAAAAAGGATATAGTGATATTACAATGGTCGTAGGTAGTGATAGAGTAAGAGAATTTGATACAATAATTAAAAAGTATAATGATTACAAGTCAAGACACGGCTATTATAACTTTGATAATATTAATATTGTATCTGCTGGCGAAAGAGACCCGGATGCCGACAATGTATCAGGTATGTCAGCAAGTAAAATGAGAGCAGCTGCTTCAACAAATGACATTGCTAGTTTTAGAAGAGGACTACCAAGAGGTGTTGACGCAAATGCTATAATGAGACAAGTAAGAAAAGGTATGAATTTAGCCGCTCAATACACAGGCGAGACTAGAGAAGTCGTACCATTTAAAGACTTTGAACATCAACAAATAAGAGACTTATATATTAGAGAAATGATATTTAATATTGGTGACAAAGTTGATTATGTCAGAGAAGATGTTAAAGGAATAGTAAAAAGAAAAGGTACAAATTATATTGTACTAGAAGATAATAATAATAATTTACACAAAGCTTGGATATGGGATTGTGTACCTATATCAGCAGATAGAGAGGTAGACGTGAGGGAATTTAACCTAGACGTTGATTATGGATTTGAAGCAGTATCAGAAGCCTCAAAGGCACATACTGATAGACTTGCTCAAGATAAAGACGTGAAAGATAAAAAAGGCACACAACCTAAAAAGTATTATAGTGGACTAAAAAAAGATGTTAAAGATAAAAGAGCTGGCCATTTTAAAGGCAGAGACACAACTAAAAATGACAACAAACCAGCACCTGGAGATAAGACAGCAAAAACAAAACCTAGTAAGCACACGAAGAAATTTAAGAAGATGTTTGGCGAGTTATATAACGAACTCAAAACCAAAGTTGAAAGTACAGACATTGGTAACGACTACTATAAACACACGTCAACCATAACACCAGGAGAACCAGATTATTCAGGTTTTGAAAACCCTACTTACAAACCATCAAAACCAGGTAGCGGTGATAACCCTAATGTCAAGAGAGTTAAGGGTTTCTTGGATAGAGAACGAGAAAAACCTAGTGAAAAAGATATAAAAGAATGGGCGGCTACAGAGTCCACAATGAATAAATATAGGGAACGATACAAAGAACAATGGGAAGCGAAGCTAAAAGAGGCTGTCGCTAAAATGATAGAGAAAGTTTAATGACTAAAAAAGTTAGAACATTTAAACAATATGATAATATTGACAAGGCCTGTGAAGATGTAATCTATGAACACGAATTGGAAGGCATTGAAGAGGCAATGTACCAAGGTAAAAAGGTCAAACTTAATGACCCAATACGTGGTGGTAGTAAGAAGTTTTACGTCTATGTAAGAGACGGAGATAAAATCAAAAAAGTATCGTTTGGCGACACAACAGGATTAAGTATCAAAAGAGACAATCCAGAAAGACGTAAATCTTTCAGAGCAAGGCACAATTGTGATAATCCTGGTCCAAAAACTAAAGCAAGATATTGGTCGTGTTACCAATGGAGAGCGGGAGCAAAGGTAGATAACTAATGAGTAGATATAGAAAAACAATGTCAGAGGCAATGGCAGAGGTTGAAAAAATCAGCGAAGCTGGTTACCTAGAACCAAAAATGAATCCAAGACAGATTCAAAACATCAAAAGAATATGGCAATTCAAAACTAAAAAAGATGTAACCCCCGCTGTAATCAAAATGATTAAGAATATGGATACGGTGACTCAAGGTGCAATCAAAGACGCAGGTATAAATCTATTATCAGATATTGCTGAAGGTAGAATGTCAGAGATAGACGCAATGAGAAAACAAGGTGCAACAGCAAAAGAGATTGCAAAAGAATTAAAACTTTCAGTAAAAACGGTAAAAGCAATACTAGGTGAGTCAGATGGCGATTCTGCTCAAGACGCTCAAGATGTAAAACCACCTAGAGAAAAAATTAAAGAGAACGTTGAACAATGGGCAGAGGCGGCTAAAAAAATGGATAAGAGAAAAGATGATGTAGCGCCTGATAATGATGTGCCTGTTGAAGTAAAAGAACAAGAAGAGACAGCAGGTGAAGTAGAAAAACTTAAAAAAGAATTAGAAAAAAGTAGAGAGCAAACGGTTGCTGTAAAACAAAAAGCACAAACAGACGCACAGAAACAAGCACAAAGAGCTAGAACAGCGCAAGATAAAATGGTCAACCCTCAAACAGGTGAACCATTATTACAAGTTGGTATTGCTTATAAACATCTAAAACAAAAGATGGAAAAAGAAAAAAAAGAACAAGAGCAAAAACAACGTTCAGCTGAGATTGCTAAATTAGGTAATGATAAACCTAAACTAAAAGAAGATGAATTAGATATGCAAGATATGACAGAGTCGGCTGTTGGCGATAAGGCAAAAGCAATGGGTCTGGACTATATGAAGTTTGGTCGTTATGGTAAAGATGGTAAGGTAACTCATAAATCTAAAGGCGATAATCTTGTTGCAGTAGGAAAACAAGATACACCAAAGTCTGATAAACCTAAATCTAAAAAACCTGAAGCGGGTAAAAAAAGTAAACCAAAAGAAGCTGATGACGTTAAAATTAAAGCAAGAAACTTTGTAAGAGACCTAGATAACGGCAAATTAAAAGACGCTGATGGTGATGAAATTAATTTAGATTTTTATGATGAGTTATCTTTTGACGCTGCCATAGATAAAGCAAGAGAAATGGGACTTGATGATTTAACTCAACGTCTTGAAGATATAGCTGGTTATGTTGCTGACGCTGAGATTGAAAATGCAGAATCAGAATTTTTAGACTTAAAAGCAGAATTAAGTGGTAAACCAGCAAAAGATTTAGAAAAAATGAAAATTGCTGATAAACAAATAGAATTATTTAATGACCAAGAATATAGTCCAGATAATTTAGACCAACTAGTTAATGATTTAATGCCATTAACAAAAACATTGGTTGATATGGCAAACGCAAATGAAATTGAAGGTAGTCCTGGTTCAGGTATGCGAAACTCATCAAGAGGTTTTAGAGATTCAGTTTTAGGTACAATTCAAAGTACAGAGGAAATTTCTAATACATTAAGAAACGTAGCAGATGAAGTTAATGACGAAGAGATAGCAGATAAACTTGAAGAGATTGCAGGAGAATTTGAGTTTTGTTGGGACGAAAATAGTGACCACGATGGTTATACAAAATCTGGTAAAGTTAATAGCTCATTAGAAGCTGCTTTAGATTCAATAAAAGATTTAAAAAAATTACAAAAGAAAAAAGGTAACGCTCCTGATACTAGAAAACCTACAAAAAAAGTAGGTGCTATGATAAAAAATTCTTTTGATTACAATGACCCTGGTTCTATTGATGACGCTATTGAATTTGCAAGAAAAAATGGTGAGAGTGAAGTCGCAGAAGATTTAGAAAGTATTATGGCTGAGATTGAAGATGATACGCCTAAAAATGAAATACAAGCGAAAATGCAAGATAAAATCGCAGAGTTAACAAATGAACCATTAATGGTTAAAAAATATATGGAAGATTTTGAGTACACATCCGAAAGAATACAGAAAAGAATAAGCGACAACTATTATATAAAAGAACTTGAAAAAGGCACGGAAGTTTTTAATGATTTTGGATATGATATAAAAAGATTTTATTTTGAGTTAAGAAATATGATAGATAATGATGATACTGAAGGAAGTCCTGGTTCAAGTGCTGGTTCAGGTTCTAAAGCATTGAGACCGGATGTTATAGAGAGTATGAACATTTTTTCTGAACTTTATAAAGAAGATGAAAATGGTGCAGCTTTTAATAAATTTATAGATAAGATTGCAAATACAAAACGAAGAGAGAAAATAAAAGACCTTATGGAAAGATTATCAGAATTGATGTATGATTTTAGCGAAGAGTCGGATAATGATGAAAAATTTTATAGTAAAGAACGAATAAACTCATCACTTGAAGATTTAGAAGATGTAGCAACTAAACTTGAATCAAACTTTGCTCAAGTTGATTTGTATTCTAATCAAAAAGTAGATAAACTTAAAGATGAAAGTAGATTAAATTACGTAGGCAGGTTAATAATGGAAAAGAAGTATAAAAATTTTAAAGAAGATTTAAATAAAGATGATGAAAAAACAATTAAACCTATTATAAAACAACTTAAAAAGTCTGTATCGGCACACGATAAACAGGCAAAAAGTTTAGAGAAAGCAATTAAAAATGAAATGAAAAAAGATGACGCTTATGCAATAGGTATGGCGCAGGCTAAAAAAGTAATGAATGATGAGCCACCTTTACAAAAGAAAACAATTAAAAAAGGTCACGAAATTGCAGATAAGATTTTAAAGAAAGAAGAAAACTTACAAGAGGCAAGTCTTACACCTCAAATGATTGCAACTCTAAAAAAAGAATATGAACCTTTTAGAGGTAAAAAGATTTCAGGTGCCAGAGCAAGACAACTTATGAATATTTTAAATAAGTTTAAAGACTCTGATTTAAAAACATTAAGTAAAGCAAATATACCTTTCTTATCTAGTGGTTCAAGAAGTAAACTAGCAGTAAGG